TAAAAATAAAAAATATTTTATAAAATAAATAAAAATATATTCATTAGAAATAAAAAATAATTTATAAAAATAAAAAATATTTTATAAAATAAATAAAAATATATTCATTAGAAATAAAAAATAATTTATAAAAATAAAAAATAATTTATAAAAATAAAAAATATTTTATAAAATAAATAAAAATATATTCATTAGAAATAAAAAATAATTTATAAAAATATAATAAAAAATAAAAAACTTAAAAAATATTAAAATTATTATTAATAATTATGCCTCTTCATGAAATATTTGCTGGAATTTGTAGTTCATTTATAATATCACCTATTATGTCTATCATTGATATTTCTATTATCAAAAGTCAATTATGCAAAGAAAATATTGGAAAATCTATTTCAGATAATATTATATTTTATTCTAAAAATAAAAAAAATTTTATAAAACCATTGTCAATAATGAATATTGTATATAGTTCTACATATTGTTAACAGAATTTTATTGTAGAAAAAATAATATAGATTATAAATATCCTACTCTTATTTTTACTTCTTTTGTGAATATAATTTCTATTTCTTATAAGGATATGATTTATTCTAAATTATTGAATAAAAAAATAATAAAATTTCCAACAAAATGTAATTTATTATTAGCACTTAGAGATATGATGACAATAAATTCTTGTTTTATTTGGAAAAAAGATTTAATTAATTATTTAGATAAATTTATGATGCATAATAAATCTGAAATATTGGCTTCTATAATTTTACCAATTAGTATCCAATTTATTAGTACTCCAATACATATACTTGCTATTGATATATATGAAAATCCTAATTCTAATATTATGGAAAGATTTAAAAATATAAAATATTTTTATAAATCTGTTTTATCTGGAAGAGTGATGAGAACAATACCTGCATTTGGTGTGGGTAGTTTTATTAATGATATGTTAAGACCAATAAATAACTATGATTTTAGAATGTAATTCTAAATAGGTTGATTTATAAAATATAAAAAAAAATATTTTATAAATGGAAGAATATTATGATGTAAATTTTCAAGTGAAATACTATGAAATTTATCAAGAATTATTAAATAATTTATCAAATAATAATACAAATTTAAATAATGAAGAAAAATATTCTGAAGAAGATATTGAATGTATTTGTAGAAAATTATATTTAGACGAATGTGCATCAGTTTTTAAAAGCAATGATTTTTTAGATGATAAAATAGATGTCGGATTTGGAAAAGTATTTGAATTATTAATGAAAAATGAAAGATTTGAAGAATATATCAATAATCTTACAATTTCATATTCTTGTGGAGAAAATATTGATTCTTTAGATGAAGAAACATTTGATAACTTAAAAAATGAATTAAATAGAGATATGATATATTTTTCTTTTTTATCTTTATTTGATATAAAAATATTTTATTTAACACATCAATTAATATCTAATTATTTAAAAACTAATAATATTGATAATAATGTATTTGAAAAAATAAAACAAATGAATGATATCCTTTTAAAAAAATAAAATAAAATATAAAATAAAATATAAAATAAAATATAAATTATTATAATATATGGCTTCAACAAGAAATAAAAACACACCTGGAAATTATTGTATGGAAATGAAACAATATAATAATTCTGAAGAATGGAATTTATACAAATATAGTTCTCATGGATATGCGTATGATACAAAATTACCTGGTAATGGATTTGGAAATATTAGACTTCCTTATGATAGTATGTCTCATAATGCAATTGATACTGAATCTTTTTTATATGGAATTAATTCAACTAATTTAGTCAATCCTGTTAGAGAATTTACTCCAGAACCTAAATTTTTACAAACAAAAAATTTAGTTAAGAGAAGAGATATTATTATGCCCATACCTTTAGCAGCATCTAAACATGAAAGACCATTTTTATGGTAGGTAGAGAGCTATTCTCTATAGTCGTGTTCTTTGACACCAAGGGAGCGTAGAGACGTACGAAGTAGAAGAATTGTAACGACTCCTCCTTAAAATGATTTGATTAAATTTAATAATTATTTGAATTAAAAGTATTTTAATTTTATTTAATTTAATTAAAATATTAAAAGGAGGGGTGAACAAGCCTGCAACTTTTAGTACATTAGTTTATGCCAAAATTTTCGCTTAAAATAGAAGATTTATTAGGTTTTTTCTTATTATTTTTACCTCTAATTTGATATGTTGAGGTATTTGATGGAATAATTTTATTATTTAAAATATAATCTTCTGTGTTTTCATGTATTTCTGGATATACTTTAGTTAACGGTTTATCAATTACTAAATATAATGTTCCTGATCTTAATAAATTACGATATTCTTTAATTGATAAATTACCAAAGAATTTATCTAGTAAATATCGTGGGTCTGATGATTCTTTGATAGATTTCTTATAATCATATATTTTAGAATAAATATCGTGTAATAATTGGTATCTTTCAGTTTTAGTTGAACGATCTATATGCTGATTATTTAAATATGCTACAGCACATTCAGGACAGCAAAAACATCCATAAACATAATATGTTCCTCCAAGAAAATATTTTGGAATATAAACAGGTGGCGTATCAAAATCGCACGTATCCCAAAAACACGCTGATTTTTTAGAAATATTATCTATATGTAAATTATATTCTAATTGTTTTAATTTTTTCCATATTTCTTTCATATTATCTTTATTAGCAAAATTATTATCATCATCCTCTCCATCAAATCCATCATCATTATTATTATTATTAGATTGATTTGAACTTGATGTAAATTTAGGTTCATCAAATTTTTGATAATTATACATTAATTCGTTATAAATATGAGTATTATATGCATCTAATAGTTCAGTTTCTTCATTTTTAATATCATCTAAATCTGCCATACTACATTTAAGATGAAGTATTACATTTTGTTTTTCATCTATTTGGTCATCAGTTGTGATAGTAGGTTGAATAATTTTTCCTCCTTTTGGTTTTCTTCCTCTTTTTTTGAATACTTTTGGTTCATTATTATCTGTAATTTTATTATCTTCATATAGTTCAGAATATTTATCTATATTTTCACTGTCATCTATAACTTTTTCATTATTTTTTAATATTGATGTATCATTTTTTATTTTTTTTGACTTCTTGACTGATTTTATATTTTGTTGTTCAACATTTATTAAATTTAATGATTCCATTAATTCTTTTTTTGATTTTCTTCCTCGTTTTGATTTTACAACATTTATTTGTTGTTGAGATTCAAATTCTTCTTCAGCTATAATCATTTATTTTATTATTTAAATTGTTTTTAAATATATTTTTATTTATTTTTTCATTCGTATTATATCATTTTTATTTTTTCAATATAAAAATAATATAAGATGTATTTAACTAACTATAATGAGTAGTATTCCATGGATTGAAGCATATCGGCCAAATAATTTTGATAATGTTGTATTAGATCTCTATAATAAACAAATTCTTCAAAATATTATATCATCAGGACATTTTCCAAATTTATTATTTTATGGTCCTCCAGGAACAGGAAAAACAACAACTATAATTAATTTAATAGATAGATATCAAGAAACACACTATATTAGAAATAAAGAATTAATGATACATTTAAATGCTTCTGATGAAAGAGGAATTGAAGTCATACGTAATCAAATTTATCAGTTTGTTGATTCAAAAAATTTATTTACAGAGGGTTTAAAATTTGTTATATTAGATGAAGTAGATTATATGACTAAAACTGCACAACAAGCATTAAGATATCTTTTACAAAATTACACTAATAATGTTCGTTTTTGTTTAATTTGTAATTATATTAGTAGAATAGATGAAGGATTACAACATGAATTTGTAAAATTAAGATTTAATCAATTACCTAAAGAAGAAATATTTTTATTTTTAAAAAATATTTCAGAAAAAGAAAAATTAAATTTTACAGATGATACTTTAAATGAAATACAAAATTTATATAAATCAGATATTAGAAGTATGATAAATTTTATGCAATCAAATCAAGATAATATTAATAATATAAAAGTTATAAATAGTAGCACATGGATAGATTTATATAATAAAATTATATGTAAAACATCTATAGATGAATTAAATGAATTTATTCAGCAAATTAGTATGGAATACAATATTGATAAAAAAAATATAATGAATAATTTTTTTCTTTTTTTAATACGAAATAATGATGACATATTAAATCCTAACTTCCTAAATTTTTTAGAAAATATAATTCATACAGAAGAATGTAAGACAAAATATTATGTGAATTATTCACTTAGCCGACTTCTGAAATTATTATAATGTTCCATGCGCATATTTAATTTCATTATGAATTCATTTGGTGGAGAAAATTTGCTAGGATCAAAACAATTAGTTTTTAAATTAAATTCATTAAAATATTTTATATTTAAATTTTGTACATCATTTTCTATAATTTTATTTATTTTTATTGGTTTACTTTTTTCTATTGTAGCCATATGATTCTATTATAGAAAATAAAAAATGAAAATATATTTTAAAATGAATTTAAAGATATTTACTAAATTCTATATAAAGAAGATATAAATGTCTTTATCTGAAAATAACTTAAATGACGAGTGGGAAGCATTCATGATTTCTGCTAATGAATCTGAGGATGATGATGTTAAACCTAATTCTAAAAATGAGTTTGATGGTTCAAATATCGAAACCTACATAAACACACAACATATTCATTTATATGAAAATATGGTACCACCAAATTCTACACCAATATATATTTCTACAAAATCTAAAATATCTTATTTAAATATTCCAATTAATTTAGATGTATTTTGGAATATTCCTATTACTCCATATGCTATGGCAATAGAAGGATGTATTAAGAAACAATCCAAAATAACTTCGGCCACAAAGGAAGAATTAGACGAAGTTCAAAATAAATTATCACGAGAAATTTATGTTGAACAACACATCGTATGTCATATTGACAATCCAACTGGTAGAATTAAATTTAAAGATACAAGAAAAGTTTCTGTTGGAATTTCTAAAAAAGATTTGACAAATAAAGTTAAATCTAAACAAGCATTTTATAATTGCTTAGCATTAATTATGCGTTTTAATATAGATGGATTATTTCGTGAATTTCATATTAAATTATTCAATACTGGAAAAATAGAAATTCCTGGAATTAAGACTGATTCTATGTATCAATATGTATTAGATAGATTTATACAATTTATTCAACCATTTCATCCAGAATCTCCTATATATTGTAAATCTAATAATGATATAGTTTTAATCAATTCAAATTTTAATTGTGGATTTTATATCAATCGTGAAAATCTTATTCAAATTCTTAAATATAAATATAATATTCAACCAATCTATGACCCTTGTAATTATCCAGGAGTTAAAGCTCCATTCTACTATAATCCAGAATTGAGTATACAAACTGGTGTTCCAATAAAACAAGAAGATAAAGATAAATATAAAAATATTGTTAAAATTCATTGTTCTATTTTTAGAACAGGAAGTGTTCTTATTCTCGGAACTTGTGATGAAATTGTATTGAATAAAGTTTATGATTTTATTACAAATTTACTTAAAACAGAATTCAAATACATATGTAGTAATTTAATTGATGACCTGAATCGTCCAAAAAGTAACAAAGATAAGAAAAGAAAATCTCAGAAAAAATTTGTAGTCATTGAAGATAAAGAAGAATTTGAATTAGTTGAAGATATTGATATTGAATTCTAATTTTAATTTTATTTTTTATTTTTCAAATACTTTTAAATTAGAAAAATAAAATATTTAAGAAATTTATAATCTGATGAATCTTGAATTAAGAAAATTTGATATGCGTTCAATTACTTTTAAGGCTAATGAGAGTAAAGGTCCTGTTATTGTTTTAATTGGACGTCGTGATACTGGTAAATCCTATTTAGTTCGTGACTTATTATATTATCATCAGGATATTCCTATTGGAACTGTCATATCAGGAACTGAAGAGGGCAATGGATTTTATGGAAAATTGGTGCCTAAATTGTTTATTCATAATGAATATAATACTGCTATTATTGAAAATATTTTGAAAAGACAAAAGCAAGTATTAAAGCAAATTAATAAAGAAATGCAACAATTTAATAGGTCAACCATTGACCCACGCACGTTCGTCATTTTGGATGATTGCTTGTATGATAGTTCCTGGTCTCGTGACAAACTCATGCGTTGCCTTTTTATGAATGGTCGTCATTGGAAAGTGATGTTAGTGATAACAATGCAATTCGCTTTAGGTGTGCCTCCCGCACTGAGAACCAACATAGATTATGTTTTTATTTTAAGAGATCCTTACCTAAGTAATAGAAAACGAATTTACGAAAATTATGCCGGTATGTTTCCAACATTCGAGGCATTTTGTCAGATAATGGATCAATGTACTGAGAATTATGAGTGCTTAGTAATAAATAATAACACTAAATCTAACAAATTACAAGACCAAATTTTTTGGTACAAGGCAGATGGTCACAGTGATTTTCGTCTTGGTTCTCGTGAATTCTGGGAATTATCTAAACAACTAAATGATGACGAAGAAGAAGACCAATATGACCCAATTAGCGTCAGAAAAAAAAGTTCGGGCCCTCGTATTGCTGTAAAAAAGAGTAAATGGTAGACTTTCATTTTTAAAAGTACAAGTATTAGTGAATATTCATAAAAAGCATTTTACATATTAGTATAGAGATTTTAAAATATATGTTTTGATTCTCCCAAAAGAGGAGCAAAATATAATTACATCTAATTTTTTAAATCTTGCTCATCCCAAAAGATTAGCAAGATTCATTTTAAAACCAAGATATAAAATCTTGCTTTTGTTTTAAATAGCAAAAATAATAATATATAAAAGTATATAAAGATTAATTTATATTTAATATCATAGAAACAAATGGACGTGATTACTTTGATTGAAAATAATCCAATAACAACTTTATCACAAACATATAATGTTAAATTATTAGAAAAAATGAAATCACATTTTTCCACTTTTGAACAACATTTATTTTTATCAAGTTTTTATTGCTACTTAAATTATCATCCAACAAATGATTTTGTAATTGATTTTGATGAAGTTTGGCATTGGTTAGGATTTGCACAAAAATCTAATGCAAAAAGATTGCTTTTAAAAAAATTTATTTTGGATAAAGATTACAAAATAAATAAAAATATGAATACTGAAAATCATGGAGGAAATAATCGTGAAATTATTTTAATGAATATAGATACATTTAAAAAATTTTGTTTAAAAGCTGGAACTGAAAAAGCTGATGAAATACATGATTATTATGTTAAGTTAGAAAAAATATTACATGATACAATCAATGAAGAATCAATTGAATTGAGAGTACAATTATCAAATTTTTCGCAAACTTCAGAATATG